TTCTTTTCCAGCAAACCCATAATTGTTTTTAATAACATTTGCAATTTCATATCCATTGCCGTTGATTATCTTTTCATTAATTTCTAAATCAACGACACGATTATAAAGTTGTTCACCAGCATTTTCTTTAACAAGGCTGTCGTTACTTGTAAATAAAAAATTATTGTACCAGTTCTTTATTTCTTTTGTTTGACTATTTTTATTTAAACGTCCTTTTTCAGTTCCGTTACATAAATCCATAACCAAACTTTCTAAATCCAAATTTTTAGAATGCTTAACAATTTGAAGTTCATCAAAATAGCAAGTTATATTTCTCATAAAACTGGCAACAGCAATATAATAATTTTGAGTATTGTTGCTTGATAGTCTTAATGCTCCTGCTTCTGGGTTGCCCCAAATAGACATTGCTATCATACAAGACAATGTTTTACCATTACCAGACATTGAACTCCACAAATTGACCATATAAGGTGGAACACCAATTATTTCAAGTAACGGACTTGCTAAAGTAACACCCATTAAAATTTTAATTATTTTATGGTCACGAAGTTTATAAACAACTTCTTTCCACTTTTCACAATTTCCTTTTGTGCTTATTGCGTTGTATATACTCATATTTTCATCAGCACCGTCAAATATGCCGTGGCTATCATAAGGAATAAAATCATTACCACTCAAACCTAAATGTGAAACACTTTCTAATTTTTTAATATCATTAAGATTTAATATTTCATTGAAATAATTAACATAATATCTAGCATTTTCACTTGTTACGTCCAAGCCATAATCACTTAACACTAATAATTTTTGAGTTGAAGATAATTGACTTTTATCAACAATTTTTTCTTGCCATTTGTTTTCTTTGTAAAAAATAATCTTAATTTTTTCTTTACCAGTTTCTTGATTTACATATCTTTCAACGGGTAAAATTGGAAAATAAGAAAATTTATAATCACTTTTGCTATCAATTATGCCATTAATGGTACAAATATATTTACCCATATCATAATTTTCAATGTTATAATTGCACTTTGGCAATTTCAAAGTATTATCTAGCACAATTTTATTTGCTAATACTTTTTCATATTTTTTAAGACTTTCTTTAAACTTTTTTTCAATACCAAGTTTTTTTGCTTCAAGATATAACTTGTCCTCATATTCAATTTTATCAATTTCATTTTTGCTAAAAAGTTCAATAAAAGTTTCTTTGCTTAATATTTCTTCTTCTGTCATTATAATATCCTTTCTTTACTTTAACAGCACCTATATAAACGTTTTTCTCCAAACGTTTTCATTAAAAGTAGTATAAATATACCACCCTAGTATTTTTTTCTCTCAAAACCACCTTATTTTAAATTTGTTGAACTAATCAACTTTTTCAAAAAAGTCTTCAACTTCAGCATTTTCGTCTATATATTTCACAATAAAATAAGCAAGACGTTTATTAATTTTGTTTTTTCTTCCACAAATATAGCAAATATATTGTGGAGTTACACCAATAACTTGTCCTGCTTCTTGTTGATTACGAATACATAGATTTTTAAATTTCCAAATATACATAAACTTTCCTCCTTTAGTTTAATAATATAATATAATTCGAAAAAAGTAAACATTTTTTTTATATAAAAAAACGACCTAATTTAAACTCGTTTTAAGCCGTTTTTTGTGTGTATAGTATAAATATATTAATTTTTAATAAACGTTGTTGTATGATACTTTAAAACGTTAAATATGGGTATATTAGAATGGTAAATCGTCTCCTGTAATAATAACTTCATTATCACTTGTTTCTTCTGCTGGTTTTTGATATTTTTCATATTCAATATAATCACCATTTAATAACTTAACTTTTGGTATTTTAGTTTCTTTTAATTTATCAAGACTTCTAAATTGAGTTAATTTTGTTGCAACTTTAATTTTGCCTTCATTGTCTTTATATTCTTCTAAACCAAATACACCAACAATTTTCTTTCCTTTTAATTGTTCCCAGTTTCCTTTAGTGTCAAATTTAAAACCAGTGTTTGAGTTTTCAAGAGCAGTAATAAAACCTTTTAAGAAAGAAAGATTTTCATCGTTTAATGATAAATATCTTGTTGCACTTGTAGACCATTTATCATTACTTTCTTTATTTGCTTCATATTGTCTTTTAAAATAACCTGCTTGTTCATCATTTCCAGCAATATCAACGCAAACTTTTAAAGATACCTTTCCACTAAATTCACTTTCATATTCTCTTGCGTCCATAATAACTACTTCGTGTCCGCCAAGAGTAAGACTTTCAAATTCGCCAAATTCTTTTGCTTCGGCTTTTTCAAATAATTCCTTATTAAAATTCATAATTTCCTCCTATATAATTATAACATTTTTAATCATTATTTTCATTATTTTTATAGTCATTTTCTAAAATTTGTTTATATTTATCTTTTACAATTTCTAATAATTTTTTTTGTGGTATTTCATAAGTATAAGCAAAATTTGTCATAGTAAATACTAGACTATCAAATAAATTATCTAAATATTCGTTTGGCACTTTTATTATAATATCAGTACCATTATCATTTCCTTTTATAACACATTTATATCTTGTCATATTTTTTCCTATTCTAGTCCATAATATTCTCTAATTTTATCATCAACCGCTTTTAAATCGTTTTCCATTTGGTCTTCGTCAAATAAGCCAATAGGAGTTTTTACGCAGTCTTGACCATTAGTTTTTAATCTAAAAATATAATTATTGCCGTCATACATAGCACGAATGCAAATTGTGAAAAGCCCTTGGATATTGCATTTATCATCAAGTAATTTTCCAATAGTCTTTGGTTTTACATTTCCAAATTCATCAGTATCTTCGTGCATTATGATATAGACAGTCTTGCCACCTTCAATATCTTTAATACCATTAACTAAATTCCAAAAATTATTTGCCATATCATTATATTTATCATAACCTTTAATAGAACTATTTTTCATAAATTCATTTGTGATTAAGTAATTGGCATCATCCACCACAATAACTTTTTTATCAGTTTTTTTAATGGCTTCTAAAATAACTTTATAGTCATCAACTTTAGGTGCTTCTAAATTGCTTTTAAATGGTAGTGGTTTTCCTAAGACATTTGCAATAGCAATTTCATCTTTTTTAAAGTTTCTTAAACTGGCACTTTTACCACTTCCACTTTTTCCAATTAATAATACTGGAACACTTTTCATATTTTTCACCCTCCTTGCTTCCAATATTTTTTCAACTTCTTTTTTTAAATAAGGCACTTCTATTATTTCGTAATTTTCATTGTTTTCACTAAACCAAACTATAAACATTTCTTCAAATTGTAAATTAGTGTACTTTTCAACTAAATATTTATAAATAGATAATTGAATATAATAATGGTTCAAAGTAAAATCTTTTAAATGGTTCAATGGAACTTTCATATCCTTGGCATAACGTTCGTTCTTATGAATATCACTATTTGTTTTGTAGTCAACTAGTACAAGCCCACCTGTTAATTTATTAATAAAAATATGGTCAATAGCCGACGCAATTGAATAAACATCACTACCGATAACAAATTCATCAGCAACGTGTTCTAATTTGTCTTTATAATCTTTATAAAATTGTTTTGCTTGATTTTGGATTTTATTAATTGCATTTATATATTCTATACTTCCATCAAATAATAACTCATTATATTCATTATTACTCCACAAATGTTGTATATATTCGTGGCAAGTAGAACCTTTTTCACAAGCAAATTCATTTTTATATTTCCATTCATCTAATACTTCTTGAACTGTTTTATTTTCTTTTATAGCAACTCTTTCAGCAACTTCTTCAGCATTAAACTCATTGCAATATTCTTCAATTAATCTTGTTACACTAATTCCAACTCGTTCACCTTTATATTCGTAGTGATGGTCTTCCACAAAAAACTTAAAATCTCCAAATGCCTTATTTAATTCTTCAAGATAATTAAGTCTTGTTTTCATTTCTTTTGGATAAAATCATTCGTATATAAGCGTTCATCGGTAACCCAAGTTCTTTTGCTTCTTTTTGAAGTTCTTGTTTTAACTCTGGTGAAATCTTAATACAAATACTGGTCATTTTTTCCATTACATATCTCCTTTCCTAGTATTATTATAACATTTATTTAATATATAATAAATATTAAATTAATATATTTTACATATTTTTTACACACAAAAAAAGAGCATATTTCTATGCCCTATTATTTGCTTCTTTTTCTTGCAAAACCTCTTTGCCTTGCCATATAAATATAATCAACATAGTCTTCCATTGTGTTCATAAATTTCACTATAAAATCATTTTTGCCATTGCTTAATGTCACAAAATATTTTATTTGTTCATTTGTATTTATATGTTCATTTAACTTGTTAATTATATCTAGTTCATCATCACTTCTTATAAGTTCTTTCCATCCATTAATGTTACCATATAAAATATACATTAATAAGGGAACCCACATTCACGCATAGCATTAAGGGTCTTTTTACCTATACAACCGTCTATATTGTCATTATAAATTCCTTTTTTCTTTGCTTCTTTTTGAAACTTTTTGACATATTTTACTGTATTATCCCAATATAAATCACCTAATACGTTTTTATCTCTATAAAGTTCATATAACCATTGGTCAATTTTAGCAACATCTTGGCTCTTATCACCTTTTTTGAAATAACCACGTGTTGGCAACTTTATTTTAGTTATTGTGTCAAAATCTACTGGGTTATAGATAAAACCTTGGAATGTTAAGCCACTAATTTTGTAACCTTTTTTAAGAGTTAAGATTTGGAAGAACCTACCATTTTTATAAGTGCCTGTGTAATTGCTCATACTAATAACTATTGAGCCATCACTATTAACTTCTTCAACAGAAGCGACGTGCCCAGCACCATTATTTGTCCAACAGGCAACAGC